GTTCTGACATTCGTAAGAATTGGAAAGATTTTGAGGGTGATATTAGTGACTTAGGTGAAGAAATCTATGGTGCAGACTTTGATATTGGAAACTTTGCTAGAAAAGACGCAGCAGGTATTTCAACTTGGGATGTTAACTCTCAGTCAGAAGAAGAAGAAGCAAATATAGAAGTTACAGTTATTGAATGTTGGATTAAGTCTGATAGAGACGGTGACGGTATTGCAGAGCTTAAGCACGTAATTAAGGCAGGTAACGTAATCTTAGAAGAAGATGATGTTAGTTATATACCAATAGCTGTACTTAATCCTATTGAGATTCCTCATGAGTTTTATGGTCTATCTTTATTAGATATGGCTCGTAGTCAAACTCAAGCTACTACAGCTATTCTTAGAGGATTTGTAGAGAATGTTTACTTTGGTAACTATGGTAGAACATTAGCTGACCCTAATGTAGTAGACTTTGCAGCATTACAGAATCCATTACCTAAACAGATTATTGCTACTAATGGTAATCCTACAGCTGCAATACAACAGATTCAACCAGAGCCTATTAGCTCAGGTACAACTGGTATGTTAGAATTCTTAGGTTTACAGAAAGAACAATCTACTGGTTTAACTAAAACAGCTTTAGGTTTGAATGATACACTATATGTATCAGGTAATTCAGAAACTAAAATGGCAGGTGCTCAAAATGCAGCTCAAACTAGAATAGAGCACATTGCTAGAAGATTTGTAGAGAGTGGTATTAAAGACCTATGTCGTGGTGTTCTTAGAGAAATGAAGAATAATCTTAAGAATCCATTAAGATTTAGACAAGGTAAAGGATATTCTTCAGTTACAGCAGAAGAATTACAAAGAATACCAGCAAATATGGATTTAGATATTCAAGCTAATTTAGGCGAGAATTCTAATATGAACGTATCAGCGAAGCTAAACCAATTAGCTGAGTTGTTACCTATGATGGCGCAAGATGCTACTGCTTCATCATATGTTAGTCCTATGGCTTCATTTAATCTGGCAACAGATATAATTGAAAACATGGGTATGGATCCAACAAGATTCTTGTTAGACCCTGAAGATCCTAACAACCAACAGATGATTCAACAGCAACAACAATCTGCTACAGAGAGAGCAAACGCAGAAAGAGATTTAGAAATTGGAACTAAACAAGCCAATATTAATCTTATTAAAGCAGAAGTTGATAATAAGAAGATTGATAATAAACGTCAATTACTTCAAGCTGAAGATGAATCTAATAGAAAATGGGCTGAAGTTGCTGTTAAAGCTGCTAAAGATGGTGTTCCTATGCCAGAGAAAGTACCTGTAGACTTCCAAAGTTTATATCAAGATACTGATGCTGACGAGAAACAACAACAGCAAGAACAAGCTATGATGCAGCAAATGCAACAACAGATGGCTCAACAAGGTACTATGGAAGGTCAGCAGCCAGTTGGACCTGACTTAAATAGTTTGATGACTAATGAATGATGAGAGATAGATGAACAATTATAATCGACATCCGAACCATAAAATGGGGGATGATGGCAAACCTAAAAAGGTATCCGTGTATGATGATGCCCAGAGAACACTTAACAAAGGTTACAAGTGTGAAGAGCTGAAGGATACCATGACTATGGTAACGGAAGATATTCTCAATAATTTGTTTAGAGAATGGTTAGATACTAAGCATTACGAAACAGAGCGTAGAGAATTTATTTATAAGTTAGCAATTAGTCAGGGCGCAGTAATTAGAAATATTGAAAATGCTATTACTGCTAAAAATAACAAATCAAGAGAGATGAATGATGAATGATGATCAAGTAAAAAACGAAGCTATTGAACAATTAGATAAAGCTATTAAGGCTCAGATAGCTGTATTAGGCTCAGGTAGAGCTATTGCAGGTAATGCTAGTTCGTTTAATTCTTTAATTGAAGCAAAAAATACCCTTATGAATATGAATTCGGGTAATAATAAAAAAGAAGAAGACGGTAATTTGACGTGTGAAGTATGTGGAACTACTGGTCTTACTAAAGCTATGTATGGAAGATGGCATGGCAAATCCTGTAAAAAGGGATAATGAGGTTCTATTTAAGAACTGTTGATTGTTGATTGAGAGGGTTTAAATAGACCCTTATATTAAGGAGAATTAATATGTCAGAACAAGAAAGCGGAGCTACCCAGTTGGATGAGTCGCAAGTTCAAGACTTTGACTTTGATGCTTTGGCGGATGAAGTACTCGGTGAAGAGACTGCTACCCAAGAAAGTGACGAAGCCACAGAAGAACTCGGAGATGAGAATCCTAGCATCGAAGAGGACGCTGAAGAAGTTGATGAAGTAGAGGATGAAGTTGCAGAAGAAGAAGACACAGATGAGGATGAGTCAGAAGACGCTACCCAAGAAGATGAGTCAGATGAAGCTGTAGATGAAGAAATCGATATGGACTTTGTTGTTCCCATTAAAGTTAATGGTGAAGAATTTGAAGTCACTATGGAGGAACTAGTCGCAAACTATCAAACTAAACAACATCTGTCAAAGAAAGGGGATGAGATAGCGAAACAGGCTAAAGAGTTAGAAGCTTCTCGTGAAGAAGCTACAATGTACGCTAACATCAATGCTGAACTACTTAAAAATGAAGATGCTAAGGACTTAGAGGTTCTTAAATCTCTTCAGGAAAAAGTCGATAAAGCTTATGAGGAAGATGACTACGAAGCTGGTAAATTGAATCGTCAATTTGAACGAGCTAAAGAGGAATATCAAAATCGTAAAGCTAATAGAGACAAACTAGTAGATGCTATGAGTGCTAAGATGCAAGAGCAACAAGTTGAACAATTCAATAAACAAGTTGAAGTGTTTAATTCTGAAATTACTAATCATATTCCTGATTGGTCTGAAGATGTTGCTATGGCAAATAGAAAGTTTGCTTTAGATTTAGGTCTAAGTGAACAACTTGTAGACTCTATTGTTGATCCAGTAGTTGTTAAAGTAATTGATGGTTATCGTAGATTACAAGAAAGTACAAGTAAAGGTGCTGTTAAAAGAAAACAAGCTCCTGTTAAACGAGTACCGACTAAGAAGCCAGTTCCCGCAAGCAAGAAAAAATCTAATAAAGTTGAGGAAACTCGAAATAAGATTGCTAAAGGTAAAGGAACAGAAGCAGACGATAAATTGCTTTTTGACAATGCCATTGACAGCTTATTTGGAGAATAGTCACTTTATGTTATATAAAGGAAAATAGTAATGGCTACTTATTTTAAAACATCTGGCACTGGTACTACACAGGGCGGACAAAGAGAAGACCTTGCGAATTATATCTCTAACATTTCTAGAGATATGACACCGTTTATGTCTTCAATCGGTAAATCAAAGGCAACTGCTACTCTACACGAGTGGTCAACAGACACGCTAGCTACTGCAGCTTTGCAAGCGGAAGTTGAAGGTTCAACTTTCTCTGCTTCAGACTCTCCAGTAATTCAGCGTATCACTAACCGTACTCAGATCTTTACTAAAGGTATTCAAGTATCTGGTACATTAGAGGCTGTTGATAAAGCTGGTCGTAAGTCTGAATTCAAATATCAGACTGAAAAGCGTGGTAAGGAAATGATGAGAGACATCGAGAAAACTCTTGTTTCTGCTCAAGTTTCTACTGCTTCAGCTACTGCATCTGGTAATGTTAAAGCTGGTGCTAGACTAATGGGTGCTTATCAGTCTTATGCTGTTGAAGGTGTTGTTGCAGGTACTGCAGCTGCTCCTACTGGTACAGGTTCTGCAACTTGTGCTGGTGATGGTTCAAACGTAAACAAGGCTGCTACAGCTCATACAGCTACTGCCTTCACTTTAAACGATATCAACGAAGTACTTCGTGCTATCAATGGTGAAACTTCAGCTGCTCCTTCTAGAGTTATGATGTCTACAACTAACAAAGTTGCATTCTCTAACCTAGTTAACACTGGAACAGGTACTAACGTAAGACGTAACATCGATGACAAAGGCGCTCTAAGACAATCAGTTGATTTGTATGAGTCTGACTTTGGTGATGTAGAAGTTATGCACAACTACTTAATGGGCAATGGTGAAGTATTTATTTACGATCCTTCATTAATGTCTGTTTCTACACTAAGACCACTTCAGTTTGCTGATATTGCTCAAGAAGGTGACTCTCTAAGATCATATATGGTTCAAGAGATTACTTTTGAAGCTAAGTCTCCTACTGGAAACGGTGTTATTGTAGGTGTCGGTTAATTAATCGGAGCCAACAAAGGTGAAAATAAACCCCTGCTATTATGGTGGGGGTTTATTATTAATAGGTTTTTATAAATAGAATCTATTAATAATAAATTGCGAGAATGAAAAATGATTAATGATTGGTTATTTAAAGGTTATAATGTTCAAGTAAAGGGCAATGATATTCGTGTTGCTCAAGATGTTGAAGAACACTTAAAGTGGGCTAAACAACAAAGAGAAATAAGTAAAGAAGGTAGGAAAGATACAGGATTTAAACCATTTTGTAATGTACCTGACTCAGTAGCTTTAGATATTATGGATAAATATAGAATAAACATTCATGATCCACACATTCAACCAGCAGAAAAGAAAAGATTTAAACAAATTATTAAATCAGAGTATCCACATCTGATGTATTATTAGGAGAATTATATGCCTGCGATTAGTAATCAAGCTACACTTAGAACAGCTATTGCAGACTGGTTAAATAGAAGTGACTTAACTAATAGTCAAATAGACCAGTTTATAGAATTAGGTGAGGCAATGATTTATGAAGCATTAAGAGTGCCTCCTTTAGAAGCTCAACAAGTTTTTTCTGTATCTGAAAGTAATTCAAGTATTATTATTCCTTCTGGATATTTATCAGTAATTTCTTTGATTTATAGAGGTGATGGTACTTGTTCTATAAATCCTACTGTTAACACTACTAGAGCTGCTTGTACTGTAGCTGGAGGAACTTGGTTAGATTCAGATAAAGAAGACGATATTACTTATAGAAGAGTAGATGCTAGAGCTTTTTACAATACTAAAATAAGTTATGCTTATATTAGAGAAAGAGGAAACTTTTTACTTACAAACAAAGATGGAGAACAAAAAGCTTCTGGTGAATTTGTTTTAAAGTTTTATAAAACAGATAGTCCAATAGGAACTGTAGTAGGCGGTACTGAAGTTTATCCTTATATTCTACAACAATACGAATTAATATTATATGCAGCATTAGCATTTGGTTCATCATTCTTAAATGATGCAGAAGCAGAAGCTAGATATTTAAAATTAGCTTCAGATAAAATAGAAAAATTAAATAGTAAAGCAGCAAGTGCAGAACTTAAAGGTGGTGATTATGTTCAAGGCTTTTCTTGTAACTTAATTTAGGAGTATATATGGCATTAACAAATACCTTTTATGATGGAACTTCAGGTGATGAATTAGCTATTGATACTTCTATTGTTGAAGCTCAAGCTGCACAAGCAGCAGCAGAAGCAGCGCAAACAGCTGCAGAAGCAGCTCAAGCAGCAGCAGAGGCAGCACAGACAGCAGCTGAGACCGCTCAAACTAATGCTGAAACAGCTGAAACAAACGCTGAGACTGCAGAGACTAACGCTGAAACAGCTGAAACAAATGCGGAGACAGCACAAGCAGCAGCAGAAGCAGCTCAAACAGCAGCTGAAACAGCAGAAACTAATGCAGAGAC